TCATAGCCAGAGGTTGCCTTGCGAGGCTTTGACTGTTGCTCGTGAAGGATGGGGCGGGGCGGGGTTCACTCTGCCCGGACACATAATGATGTCCGTCACCGTCTCCAGGGATTTGAAGGTGCAGCCGCAGTTAATGTTCTGGCACTGGTTGTATCTTTCCTTTGTGTTTTCGGAAAGCTGGACGCTGCTACGGGTATGAGCGGCGTGTAAGCACTTTGGGCAGTTCATCATTTCGGATTCGTCCTGTGGTCTTTTCTGCGAATGTTAACTCTAAAATCTCAAAATGGGTAAAATATTTTGCTATTGCATGGATGAATCATCAATTTTTACTTCTAAATCCAAACTGGTCGTAAAGCCACTGTCCGCGCTGAGGCTGTGCGTAAGCGTCGTAACAATCCATTCGCTCGCATCTATCTGCTGCTTGAAGCCGCTCACCTTTACCGGCATCTCGGTGTAGAGATCTGCCCGGCCGCGAGCCAGCTGTATAGAAAACGACGCAACCCCGCGCTGCAGGCGCTCCCATCGCATTTTGGCCGCGCGCTCTGCATTGGCCCGGTTTGCATAGGTCCGGCTCAGCACCAGAACGTTTTCATCCGTTCCGATCAGGTAATCGCCCTGTTTGGCTTCTGGCTCTTTTTTCTTTGTCGTCTTTTTCCGCCTGCGCTTTACTTTCGCTACCGGTTTTTTTGTCGGTTCGCGGGTATGAAGCCAGCTGGCAATTACTCCGGTGTAGGCGTCGCGGTCAGCCATGGTAAAGCGGTGGCTGTCGCCGTCCTTGCGTTGAATGGTAATCACCGGCAGCACCTTACCGCTGGCCGTTTTTCCCTGCCCCTGACGTATGAACAGCAGATTGCCGTTTTTGATAGAGGCTATCGCGCCCGACTGTTTCGCCAGTCGCATCAGAAAGCTGCCGTCTGACTCGTTGGTCTGGTCAAGGTGATCGATAGCCATCTTCGCCACATCATCACCCAGCGCAATCACCAGCTTGTGTCTCCCGGCTATGTCTTTCACGATGTCGCCCACGGTGGTCTGGTGCCATGATTTTTCACGCTTTGTATTGAGCGTCTGCCTGAAGTCGGCGCTGCGGGCGCGCAGGGTCAGCCGGTCAGGCGTGCCGGAATGCTCAATCTCATCCACGATAAAGGTGCCTTTCGGAAAAAGCGCCTCACCCTGCCAGCCGAGCGCCAGCGACAGAGAGACGCCCCGGCGAGGCAGCAGCAGCTGGCAGTCTGCGTCGTCCAGCTCGATGTCCAGCTGGTCAGCCTCAAACCCCCTGTTATCCGTAAGGGTCAGGCTCATAAGCCGCTTCTCTATCTTCTGCGTGATGTCCGCGCCCTCAAGCGTCAGCCTGAAAGAAGGGGAATTTGCCTGCCCGTTTATCCATTTCGTGGCGCTCATGAAAGCAGCCCCCCCATCATGCTGGTAACTTTACCCGCGGCGTCCGTCGCCGCGCCCTTCATGGCTGAGAGCTGATCGCTCAGACTGCCGAACATTTCGCCCAGCGTTTCGTCGGTGCGCTTCAGGGTGAGCGTGAACTCAATGCGCCGGCAGACGCCACTGCTGAAAAACTCCGCTTTGGTCTGGCTCAGACTCTCGATCACAAACATGCCGTAAATGGTGCCGCTTCCTTCTATCAGCGGCCACGCGCGTCCCAGCTCTGCTATCTGCTCCAGCGCCAGCAGTGACAGCCTGCCGCCGGTAATTTCCGGCAGCAGAACGCCCGAAAGCGTCAGCGTTTCATTATCCGGCCCCAAAAACTGGAGGGACGAGCGCACGCCTACGCGACTGTTTGACGGAAACCGCCAGCTGCGCTGGATCTGCAGCTCCTGATAAGGGACCGTCTGCAGCATGAAAACGAACATCCCCAGCGTCATCATCATTATTCAAATCCTTCTCTGTCGTGGTAGCTGCTGCGGGCGCGGGCCTTCGCCTGTCGCTCTTTTGCTTCAAGTCTGCGCATAACCTCGTCCGCCACGTCCTGCGCGCTCTGCCCTGGCTGCTGCATAATTGTGATAGGGGCATGAATGGTCACGGGCGACATACTGGCCGCCGGTTGCGGTCGTGCCGCTTCCTGCCGGTATGCCTGCGCGGGCTGGCTCATCGGATGTAGCGGACGCGCAGCCGCTGGCGTTGCAGCCATGCCCATCGCCAGCGCGGCAGAGGCGGCCAGCGCGGCAGTGCGGCGGCGGCTGGTTATATTGGCCGGGCCGTTCACAATTTCCGGCCCGTTTTCCCCGACGATGCCGAACTGCCCGGACGGAATATGCCCGCCGGTGTCGTACATCCTCGGAAAAGCAGGGAAGCCGCCCGGCGGCAGCGCGACTTTCCCGTCTGCCGTGACCTGCGCCGGGCGTGGTCGTGCTGCCTGCGCCGGTGCGCCTGGCTTGTCGTTGCCGGGCTTTAGAAAGTCCGGCAGGTAATCAGTCAGCGAGGACAGCTTGCTTTTGAGCGCATCCCATTTCTGGCTGATGCCTGCCAGCAGGCCATCAATCATCTGCGAGCCAGCTTCCTGAAAGCGCGCGGGCAGCGCCTTCACGTCGGCCACGATTTCCTCCCATTTGGTGCTGATGTAGGTGCGGATCGCCGTCCATACATTGCTGACTTTGGTGCTGATGCCGTCCCACAGAGCGGCAAATTTCGGCCCCAGCGTGTCCCAGTTCTGCCAGATATATATGGCAGCCATAGCAATCAGCCCGATTACGGCCAGAATGGGGTTCGCCATCATCAGCCGCCCCAGCCACAGCACGCCATTACCGACAAGGCCAATAGCCTTACGCATGAGGCCAAACGAACTAAACGCCTGGAGGCCCGCCTTATTCATAAGTGCGCGCATTATCAGCATTGGCCCAAATACTGCTGCAGCTGCCAGCATCACAGCACCTATAGCCGTCGCAGCGATGGCAAAACCTGCTGCCATCTTGAACAGCGCCGCCGTTATCTGCGGGTGCTGTTTCACAAAGCTGCCGAGCGCGCTGGCGAGATCTCCGAGCCAGTCGGCCAGCTGTTTAAGCGCGGGTGCTACAGTTTCCCCAATGGCAGCCAAAGCATTCGTGAACGAACCGCTGGCTGCGTCCCAGCGGTTAGATAAAGTTTTCAGCGAGGCGTCTACGCGCTCGCGCAGGGAGGCCTGGTTGTCAAGCTTCGCAGCGGTTTCCCGATAGCCCTCGATCCCCTTGCTGATCATGATGTTCAGCGCCTGCAGGGTTTCAGCGTCATCACCAAACAGCGTATTTAAAACGGACTGACGCTTGCTGTCGCTGGTGATTTTTTTCAGCTTCGCCAGCTGCGCATACAAATTTTCCAGCCCGGCAAACTGCCCCTTTTTGTTCTGGAAATTCAGCTTTATCCCTGTACCAGCCAATACATCATTCGCGTCACCAATTTTTTTATTATTGAGCGTTGCCTGAAAAATCTTGCGGTAGGCGTTGCCCGCCGACTCGCCGGACATACTGGCCTGATCGGCCATAACCAGCAGTGGCGCAAAGGTTTTCGCAGCAGTGAGCCCTTTCTGGTGAATGATGTCCATGGCGCTGCCGATTTTGGAGAATCCCTGCAGCATGTTTCCCGAATCCACGCCCGCATAAAATCCCTTCTGAATGATGTCGGTGAGCGCCATCATGTCCTTTTCGCTGGTCTGCGTGGCGTCCTGCAGCTTCGCCGCAAACTCCGCCGCGTCGGTCGGGGCCATCTGCAGCTGCACGCCGAGATAGGCCGTTGCCTCACCCAGCCCACCCAGGATCGCCTGCGCGCTCATGCCCTGGCGGCGAAGCATGGTCATCATGTTCTGAAAGTCCGCCGTGGTGCCGGGCAGCTTGTCACCCAGGCTCACCGCCAGCCTGTTAATTTTTTCATACTCCGGCAGCACCTTAGCGCCCGGCCCCATCATTGAGGCGGCCAGCTGCGTCGCGGCGTTCTCCGAGTCGGCATAGGCGCGCACCGGGGCCATCAGGGTCGCGCCGGTAGCAACGCCGGTTGCCACCATGCCCGCGCCGTTACCGGCCAGCTTATTGCGCGTCTCGGTCAGCTTTTCATGCCGTGCCTGGATGTCGCGAATCTTCTGCTGGCGCTCGCCGAGCTTGCGCAGCTCTGCCTGCTGGCGCTCGATGGCCCCGGTTGCCGCCTGCGCGTCCGTTTTAAGCCGGCGCTGCGCCTCGCTCAGCTGTTTTGTGTCAATGCCCGCCGCGTTCAGCGCCTCACGCTGGCGCTGCACCGACAGGCGCAGGCCGTTGTAGGTCTGCTGCAGCTGGCTGGCGCGGTTCTTTGCCTGCTCAAGCAGCCGGGCCTGCTGCGCCGTGGGCCTGTTCGTTTCGGTAAACTGCACGGCAAGGCGCGCCGCTTCCTCGCGGGCAGCCTTCAGGTTGTTGGCGGTAACGGCAAGCTGTGAGCGGGTTTTGCGGAAACCGTCAATGCGGCCCGCCTGCTCGTTGAGGGATTTCAGGCCGTCTTTACTGGCCTTCAGCGCGGCGGCCAGCTCTTTCGAGCCGTCGCGCGCATTGCGGAAGGGGCGCGTGATTTTATCAACCGCGCTTAAAACCACCTGCAGGCGCAGGTTTCTGTCACTCATCGTCACCGGCTCCGCTTCGCTGGATTGCTTTATGCCGCCACTCCAGCACGTCCGTCAGTGACTCCGCGTACATGACCGGCGGCGGCCAGTGAAAAACGGTAGCAATATCGGCTACCAGATCCTCGACTGTCAGGCCATCAGGGAAGCTGACAGCGCCGACTTCGGCAACAAAAAAGAGACGACCTCAACCGACAGCGACAGCAAGTCCGCCGGGTCCATTTCGTTAATTTCCGGCGTGGTCAGCGCGGGGGTTGTCACGCGGGGCAGCACAACCATCATGGCGTTCACGTCCATGTCCATCAGCGCCTGCAGCCGGATGCCGCGCAGCGCCCCGGCCTGCGGTTTGCGCACGGTCACGCTGGTAACTTCGGTTTTTCCGCGCAGGATGGGGGTGTCCAGCTCAACGATTTTTTCATTTGGAGCGGTTTTATCAGTCATGATTTGATTCCATTAAAAAGAGAAATAAGCGGCAGGCGCAGCGCCTGCCGGGGTGATTACAGGCCCAGCGCGTTACGGTGCGCTTCCATCAGGTCGGTGCCGCCCACAATTTCGATCATGTTCACCAGATCGACCTCATAGAGCACTTCGCCGTTAATGGTCAGCTTTGCGTAGCTGTTGGTGCCGGACACTTTGGTGGTGCTGGATTCGCCGGTTTTCCATTCGCCGGAATCCAGTTCCTTATAGCGTCCGCGCGTGACCAGCTCGACCGCCTGCACTTCGCCGGTGTCATCGCGCTGGATGGAGCCGGTAAAGCGCAGCTGAATGCCGTCAACGGTGGTGGTACCCATCTGCTTAATCAGCAGCGCCTCGGTGCCACCAATGGTGAATTCTGTATCCAGCGCGCCGTCGTCCAGACCCATGTCGATGTCCACCGCGCCGGGCATTCCGCCGCCGCGATATTTTTCAAACTTGCGGGTGAATTTCGGCAGCGTCACGGACTCAACCAGCCCCTGCCAGTTGTTGCCTGCGTTGAACAGGTTCAGGTGCTTGAGTATGCGGGGTAATGCCATCTTTCCGTCTCCTTATGCGCTGACGCGGCTGCTGAAATCGACCAGGTACTGGTCGGTGATGCGCTGGCGCAGCAGCAGGTTTTCCAGCGGCGGCACCGGCGTGTAGTCGTAATCGATCAGCAACTTGCCCGCCTTGAGCGTGTCCTTATCGTTCACGCTCGCGTCCAGCCAGCAGTCCGCGCCAATCAGATAGCCCTGATTCACCAGGCTGCGCAGCTTCGCGCGGATGCTCTCGATGATGTCGCGCGCCAGCGACGGGTTCAGCGGACCGTCAACGGACCACATCTGCGCCTCGGCCATGGTGTCCATCAGCACCTGCGCGGTGCGGGTGTAACACTCAAACGCAAACAGCGGATCGTCACTGAGGCAGCGCGAACCCCAGAAGCGATAGCCATCTTTTCGGATCAGCGTGGTGATGTCGTTCTGGTTCAGCAGGCCCGCGTCGGTGGCCGGATCCTGCAGGTCCCAGAAGACGTCTCTGGAAATGCCGGTAACGCCGTTGACGCCGACGTTTGACAGGGATTTATGCCAGCCGGTCTGCTCGTCAATTTTGGCGCGCAGGCCGAGCGCGCGGGCGGTGGCGTAAGCCGTTGCGTCCGCTTTCAGCACGGTGTCAAAGTTGATGAAGTCAGGCCAGATCAGCATCCCTTCGCGCTGGCTGAAGTTGCTGCGGTAGGCAATCGCCTCTTCAACGCTCTGGCAGCCGTAGGCGGACAGGTAGGCGAAGCCGCGCAGGCTCTGCGCCACGCCCAGCAGTTCGGTGGCGACGGCTTTGGTGTCGTGGCCCGGCACGCCGAGAATGCGGGGTTTTACGCCGCAGACGGACTGCGCAGCCAGCAGCGCCTTCATGCCGGTGCGCTGGCCGTCGGTGACGCCGCCGATGATGTTGGCGGTGGTTTCTGCCTCGGTTTCGCCCTGCGGCACGCGCACGACGACGGTGACGGGTTTGGCCTGGTCGGCAATCGCGTCCAGTGAGCGGGCCAGCGTGCCGGATTCTCCCGCTTTGCCGCTGGCGGTTAATACGTCGGTCAGCAGCACCGGGCGGTTAAGCGGAAAGGTGGCCGCGTCGGCGTCGTCGCCGGTACAGACAAGCCCGACAATCGCGGTGCTGACGGTGGTGATACTTCGCGTGCCTTCGTTGATTTCCTCAACGCGCACGCCGTGATGATAATCCTGTGCCATAGGGCGGTTCTCCTGTGAAGGGGTTCCGCTATGGTGAAAGGTTGCGGGCGCGGGCGCACCCTGATGGCATTGTGTGGAAAATCACACAATGAAAAAAGGCCCGTTACGGGCCTGATGGTTACTGCGGTTTTTCGGGCCAGCTGATATCCGGCGCACCTGACACGTCGGTGGCCTGCACCGCCTGCACATACTTCATCCAGGCGGTGAGCGTGGCCTTATCCGCATCGGTGATGATGCCTAACAGCAGCTGCGTCTGCCATGCCTGAGTGATGCCGTTGGCTTCACTCACGCGCGCAGCCTTTTCACTGTCCGCCAAATCAAAAAGCGCCTGCTGCTGTGCATCGCTGTCAGTCACCCACTTTTCCCCGTCCCACTTATCAAAGGCGGTTGCAGGGGCAAGCGTAGTGGTGTCTGCCGGATAGTCACCCGGTACCGTAATCCTGAAAGGCGCGCCGCCGGTCACCGGGTAAACCGTTTCACCGCGATGGTCCGGCACGCTATGCCAGCTCCCGTCTCGGTACACGGCAACGCTGCCCGCCTTTGCGTCAGGCGGCGCAGTCAGGCAGGCATAAGCGGGCAGCCCGACGCCCTGTGGCAGAAACTCATCGCTGGAGCCGGTGAACTCGCCACTAACAGCATCATAATTATAAATTGTCAGTACGCCGGCCGATTTTGCCAGGCCATTTTTATCAAGCGTTACCTTAGCCATTATGCAGCCCTCACGATGTAGTTAAATGCCACGTTACGCGGGCGCGCTGAAATCCAGACATTACCGTCGCTACCGTACGCATTATTCACTGACGTGCCGTTAACGCCGTTATCTCTCTGAGTGGCTCCGTCAATGTTTGTGTTATTTGGTGCCCTGAATGAGCCGGACGGCGGCGTCAGGGTTCGGGTTACAGAATCAGCGTTTGAGTACGGAATGCCGATACCGACAGAAGTACCCTCGTTTTCTCTGCCGAGAAAGTCCATCGTACCTGTGCGCAGATAAGTTGAATCCTGCGCACTCAGAATAGCGCGCGCTGCATCTGCGCCTCTCCCGTCATCCCAGCCCCTGATGAATTCTCCGCGCAGATCGGTCAGTTTAAGCGCCGGATAAGCCAGCGCCAGTTTGGGGTATAGCGTGCCGCTGAAACTGGCCCCGTTACTTTTCAGAAAGACCATGCCAGACATTGAGGTAAACAGTTCATTCGGCATTTTTGCGTGCGGCCAGGGGAACGGAGAACCGATAACGGGCGCGCCTTCGCCTAAACCAAGGTTTTTGAGAACCTCAGAAATCAGGCCTGCGTCCCTGATTTCTGCCAGCGCATTCGCTGTCTGCATGTACTGGTCATGCGGGTTTTCAGCCGCCAGATGATCCGCCATCAGCTTATCGGCGTACTGGCGGACCGTCAGAATGTTGTCATCAACATATTTACGGGTAGCAAGCACCACGGAGGGGTCAATCTTCAGGGTGATGGCGTCGGTGCTATTAACAATCAGGATCATGCGCACGGTCTGCGTGCGGCCGCTTCCCTCCTGCAGCGCGGGCTTATAGGTTTCCGGCGTGTTGCAGACCGCAATCAGCGTCCCGTCTGCGTCAAACAGGCCCATTTCCCTGATCCAGAAACCGCCCTCATTCTCCGGGATCACCTGTTCGGCAATCACCTGGCTAGCGTTGGCCGGGTCAACGCTCAGCATATTGATGGCAGCCCGGCGCACCTCGTTAACCAGCTTCGTCTGGCTGGCGTTCGGTGTCGGCAGCGCGCCGCCGCCGTCACCCACGGCCATCTGCGTGATGTTCAGTTTTGTGCCGAGCGCGGCAGCATTGGCAATCTTCGCCGCGCCCAGGTTGGTGACGATCGCATAGTATTTTTGTGTCATGTTCCCACTTCCATCAGGTCAATAACGTGTACCGCCGCGCCGCCATAAACTGCGCCACTGACGGAGATAATTTCCGGGGTGTACGGGTAAACGGTCAGGTCATCACCGTCATAGCTGGCCGCCGCTATACGCGTTTCGCCGCTGACCTGCAGGTTGATGGACATGCCCAGCAGGTGACGGCTGCAGGGCTTCGCATCACTGATCAGCCGCTCCAGCTCCAGATAGGTTTCTTCGGTTATGCCCTGGTCCTGCACGCCGATGTCCAGCCGGAACGTGCCCGGCGCCTCACCATTTTTCCACCACTCAATCACGCGGATCAGGAACCCGAACGGCTCCACAACGCGGCGGATGGCGCTGATGGTGCCCTTGTGCTGATGAATGTAAAACGCATCGGCCACCACCTGCCGTTTGACGCTCCCTGTCCAGCTCTCGTCCCAGCGGTCCACCGAAAAAGCCCAGGCCAGATAGGGCAGAAAGCTCACAGGGCAGGTGGCCGGGTTCCATAAATCGCGCAGCGGCACGTTCAGCCCGGAAATTCCGCTGCACGCCTGCGCAAGACGACGCTCCAGCGCAGATGAGCCAGGTGGCATCAGGCTGCTGTTGCTCATGTCACCCCCTGATCGCCCGCCACGGAAATATCCGTGCCGGTGCAGTTACCCGCCTGCGTGCGGTCCATGATGATGTCCTCCGCCGGTTCGGTGATTTCCACCCAGTCCACACCGGCCACACGCAGCACCGCCCCGTAGGACTCGCGCCGCACGCTGCGCCCCAGCTTTTTCTGCTCGATGAGATAGGCCGCCAGCTTCGCGTTTGCCGCCTCAAGACAGGGACCGGCGGCCACGCCGTCAAACAGATGCAGCCTGGCCTTCACGCTGTAGCTGCGGATAGTTGCACCCTGAACCGTCACGCGGTCGGCCACCGGGCGCACGCTGTCGGCGCTCAGCGCCGTGTTCACTGTGGTCAGCAAATCCGCCGCCGGCGTGCCGTCGCCTTCGCGGCTCAGTACGGTGATCAGCACCGTGGCCGGGGACGGGCTGATCGCGGACACGTCCTGGACCCGGCCGTCGGCGCTTTTCGCGTGAAACTCATACGCACCCGTCGGCCCGGCCACGCTCAGCCCCTCGAACGCCTCCGGCACACGCACACGCAGCGCGTCGTCCGATTCCATCACCGCGTCCACCGGCGGCACCGCGTCAGGATTTGCAGGGGTAACGGTCAGACGCTGTACGTTATTGCGGGCGGCCAGCTGGTCCAGATCGCTGCCTATGGCGTAGGCCACCATCACCGCCTGCGCCGCCTCGTTGATGCGCTGACGCAGCAGGATTTCGCGATAGGTATTTTCCTGCAGGCTTTTCACAATCGGGTCAGACTCCAGCGCCAGCACGCGGCGCATGGCGGCCTGTTCATCCGCCGGATAAAGCGCAATCAGCGCCTCTTTGCGCTCTGCCAGCAGCGTTTCAAAGTCCGGCACCTCAATAATCTGCGGGGCGGGCAGCTGGGAAAGGTCAATTACCGCCACTGTTCACCCCCGTTGATACAGACATGGCAACCGGCGAGCCGTCAGCGCGCTGACCGGCCAGATCAACCACCATAGAGCCGTCAAAATCGCTGGTAAGGTTTACGGTACTCAGCCTCACGCGAGGTTCCCAGCGGCTGAGCGCGACATACACCGCCGCCATTACCTGCAGGCGGGTCACACCGTTCTGCGGCTGGTCAATCAGCACCGACAGCAGCGAGCCGTAATCACGCCGGGCGATGCGGCTGCCTTCAGGGGTAATAAGAATGTCGCGCACGCTCTGCCGGATGTGCTCGATGTCGGTAATGGCTTCGCCGGTGTCGCGGTTCATGCCGAGGTACATCATTTCGGGCCTCCTGACATATCGGTGCCGCTCTTCACTTTGTCGTGTAAGTGCTTATCAGCAATCACGCCGTTAGAACTCATTGAGCCGCCGCCGTGGGTGACATTGCCGTTCATCACCGTGTCGCTGTTGATCCGGGTCTGGCTGGCGTCTATTCCCAGCGCATCGGTGATCAGCTGAATGCCGTCCGCCGCTTCAATGCGCACGCTTTTAATATTCTTTATCAGCAATTGGCCCGTTTCCGGCTCGTACTGAAACCAGCCGCCATCCTTAAACACGGTGGTGGTGCCGTCTTCCGAGGAGTCGGGCGGCGGGAAAGCTTCGGAGTAAATGGCGGGCAGCGCAAAGGCGGTTTCAAGGTTGCCGCCCAGGCTCAGCAGTACGACCTGCTCCCCGACGGTGGGTTTCCACCACGTGCGGGTGCTGCCGGCGCGCAGGGTGAGCCAGTTAATCCAGTTGGTTTCAAGGTCGCCCGTTTTCACCCGGCACAGCCAGTTCACCGGGTCCACTTCGGACACGGTACCGGTGCGGATCAGGTTGGTGATAAGGCGCATGATTTCGGTGAGGTTTGTGTTCATACTGACAAAGTCTCACATTATTTTTTTTGAATGTAGGCGTTGATTTTGTACGGTTCTTCACACAATAATCACCTAGCAACTCTCAATTTATTATTTAACTGAATTAGAGTTTTATAAACTGAAAAGGCACATTGCATGGAAACAGAGCAAAGTAAAGACCAAGCTGAATATAAAGAAATTCTTTCTATATTAGAAAAGAGATCACGTTCAACCAGAGTAACCTTAATTACTCTGGTTTATATATTGATCGTGGCAGCAAGTTTGGTTTTTATGGGGGTGTTTTATACAAAAAACAACGAAGACTCTGCGTTTGGAAAAGTTATTTCATCCATAATGGATTCAACGTCAACTCTCAGTGAGTCAAACTCTCGCTTATTAAAAGTTTTGCACGACTTCAATGAGCAGAACCAAGAAATATTAGATGCTATGAGTGACTTAAATAAAAAAAGTTCGGGTGCTTACTCAACTTTAGGAAGTGCAGATAAAATTCCACGAAATGATATAATGCGTGGCGATTCAGTATATCTTCGTGAAAATAATTCACAGAGAATTGCTAGCTCAATAGCTTCAGTACTTCTAAGCCTATCTTTAATGATATTTGTTGGTTTTGTAATGAAAGCAATATTGGTTTTTATAAGGTATTATATGCAATTAGGTACTGACTTTGAAAATCAAAAAGTTGCATACTTATTGAGCAAAGGAGAAGTGGGGCCTTTCAATAACATACTAATTAGTTTGAGAAGCAGTAATATAAGTTTTGAAAAAACCCCTAGCTTACCTCAGGAGAAAATAATTCTTTCATTGATTGATGCTCTAAAGTTAGGTAAGGCAACCCCTGAGAAATAAAAGGCTAATTGTTATTTATAAAGCCAGTCATAGATAATTTCTTGAATGCTGGCTTTAACTACATTATCTATACCCAGTAATTGTCTTTCTGGATACTTAACCATTAGCCCCCGTTTATTTACTTTATCGCGCAAACCATAATGATGGACGCGGGCCAGCTTCTGAACCCCCGGGACAAAGGCAACCTCAGCGGCGTCTGCATTCGCCTGCGCCTTCAGATATTTCGCCGTTTTCAGCTTCGCGAACATGCCGCGACGTATGCGGCCTTTTTTGCTGCGTGCGCTGACGCGGCGCGGCTCCCATGCGGTGCCGTCCGGGGAACGCTGCGCGGTGATGTTTGCCTGCTGAATGCGGCGCACCTCGCGCGCCACCTCGCGCAGCATCTTTTTCCGGACTGCCGGTTCCAGCTGCGACAGCAGCGCCGCCAGCCAGGCGTCAACCTCATGCAGTTCAGCCATGATTCACCGTCCAGAACTCTTCCGGCACGTCCGGCTCCGGCACCGCCTCAATCCGGGCTTTGCCATCCTCTTCAGTCACTATCACTCGCTCGGTCAGCTTCAGATCCATGCTGATATCGCAGCGGTCATTCGCCAGAATATCGACCTCAAACGAAAACAGCTTTTCACGCGCGTCGCTGTTCTGCAGCGCGTCGGGCTGGTTTTCGCGCAGCCATAAAACCACCGGGGCCATCAGCAGGTTCTGATTGCCGGTGAAGTCGGTGATTATCACGTTCAGCGTGTAGCGGTATTCCCACGACAGGGACGCGGCGGACGTGGCAACCAGCTGGCCGCTGTCCACGAACAGGTGCAGTCGGTCCGGGTTGTCGGCAACGTAGGGGACCGACTTATTCAGTACGCTGCGTAAGGACTGCGGCTTGTTCATCGTCTTTTTCCTGACAGCTGATGATGGTATCGACCTTTCCGGCACATGCCGCCCAGGCGGCCTCCGTTTCCTCAATCTGAGCCAGCAGGTCGCCGTTAGTGCGCGGCGCTGCCGGGTCCAGCTGGCAGCGGGTGATTTTCGGACAGCCACTCACGGTAAGATTCACCTCCTGCAAGGGCCGGTCGCTGGCGCAGCCGGACAACAGGATCAGGCAGGCGGGTATCACTCCAGCGGCGAAGGTCTTCATTTTCACGTTTCAGCTCCTCAATTTTTCGCTGCCGGTCGCGCAGCAGCTGACCGTTGCGTTCGGCGGCGGCATAAAGCTGCGTCTGTGCCTGGCTGCTGGTCTGCGTCAGGATGTTCAGGGCAATCAGCTGGCTGTTTTTCTGGCTCAGCTTTTTGCCCTGGCCCGCAATGGTGTTCTGCTGCGCGTCGATTCTGCCGTGGGCGCTGCTCAGCCGGTAAGACTGCACCCCTGCGAAAGCCAGCAGGATCAGCACGATGGCGGCCAGCGCGCGCGTCATGCTGCAGTCCGCTCAGTCTCTGCCAGCTCACGCTGCATAATGCTGACGATCACTATCATCAGCAGGTAAGCGACCAGGGTGATCACCCAGCCGGAAAATGCCAGCGTCAGCACAATCAGCAGCTTCAGCACCCAGCCGTAAACCCGCCCAATCACAGAAGTTTTGCCGGGAACAAAGAATTTACGCAGTGCTGCCTTAAACTCCTGCCGTGCGTTGCCTTCGGCGTGCAGGACCAGCACGCTGCTGGCGGCCAGCAATCCGGTGATGATATTTAAGAGCCATGTCACGGCCACGACCACATTCACGGCTGCGCCCTGCGGATGGAGCAGTCCGGCCAGCACCACCAGAAGATAAATAACTGATACAACCCGACCCGCTGATTTTTCTTTCATTTGCTCACACTCCTTTAAGGCACCATGCCAGTTCACGCCCGCGCCGGTTATCCAGCCCCTGATTAAATACGCCTTTCACGTACACCCAGCGCGGCAGCTGATAACACGCTGCCCGCCATTTGCCCTGTTTCAGCAGCGCCACCATGGTTGAGCCGCACACGTTGCCGGTTCCGACGTTGAACGCCAGCGACACCAGCGCGTCATAAACCTGCTGCGGCATGGAGACCGCCACGCAGCGCGCCAGTGCCGCCTCAGTGCGTAACACGTTGGTGATGAAATTTCCCGCCGCCTGCCGTTCCGTGATGGACTTACCCGGCACAACGCCGGACGTGTTGCCGATCCCGTCGGTCCACTTTCCCGCGCTGCACTGGTACGGCTGCAGGCGGCAGCCCTCAGAGTCGGCAATCAGCCGCAGCCCCTCGACGGAGGTGTGCAGCTGCTGAAAGCCGGGCAGCGTGGCGGCCAGCGCCAGCACCACGCCCACGGCGCAGCGCTTAACGATCTGCAGATTCATAATCACCCCGTGTGATGCGCCCGCTCAGCAGCAACTGATAGGTTTTGTGTTTGTAGTACCAGCTGATAAGCGCCATCAGCAGGCCGATGAATACCCCGGCCACGGTGGACATGTCCTTCAGGTCCATGCCTCCCAGCCACGCCATCACTACCGCCATGCACCAGGTGATAAAGGTGCTGATTTTTTCCCACATGATTCAGTCCCAAAGCTGGACGGCCTGCACGGTGGCCGTCGTTGTCACGTCCGGCAGCTCCACCTCCAGCCCGTGCGGTAAGAGGGGGCCGTGCTCCGCCAGCCCCGGATTTGCCTGCAGCACTTGTTCCGTCATGCCCTGCGTGCGCCCGTAGTGACGCCAGCAGAGTGCGTCCACCGTGTCATACTGCTGCGCACGCACTTTCATCAGATAAGCTCCACGGTGCAGTGCGGCATATCCTGCACGCGGCTGATAGCCCAGCGCGCTTCGCGCCACAGGTCGCCGCTGGCATCATTCAGTTCTTCGCCGCGCCTCACGGCGGAGGCGGTGGCGTCAAAGTCCTGATAGCGCTCATTCAGCACCGCGCGCGTCCAGCACCAAACCGCATTCATGTAGTGATGCAGGCGCACGCTCTCACCGGCCAGCTTCTCCGCCGGAACGTCAGCCAGGCCGTTATGACCGGCCAGCTCCTGCCACTCACGCCACGGGTAAAGCTCCGCGTTAACTTCCGCCATTGCGGTCAGCACCACCTGACGCAGACGCTCCGGCGTCACGGTGCCGTCAACGCGCATGACGCTGCGGAACTTCGCCAGATCGACATCCGGCCAGAATGAGTTATTGGGGATGATGTCCGGCGTTCCCGTCGCCTTCTGTGGCGCGATAAATTCCATTGCTCTGTTACTCCTGAATAGGTGGGCGGTGGACGGGGTTTTGATGCGGCGCTGCCTGTCGCCACCCCGTGCCGCCCCGCGCGTGGGCACGTCCGGTTATCAGCTGGCGTTACGGATCTTCCGCTCCAGCTGCTCAATGTCTTTTTTAACGCCGCACTTTTCGTCCAGCTGCAGTGCGCGCTTCAGATGGTTCAGCGCGGACGCTGGGCTGCTTTCCGTCAGCACCCAGCCGATGGACTTATGCAGACGGGCGCGCGACTGATCGGGCATGTCGTGAGCGTCGACCACCTCCAGCGCCTCCAGCAGCAGGACCGGATCAAAAGGCGCCTTTGCCAGGATGGCAGCCTTTGCCGCGTCAGCAATTTCTTCGGCCAGCACCGTCGCCGTGGTGCGGCTTCCCAGCGGCATCGCCCAGCCGTGCTTTAGCGCGTGGCGGCCAATTGCGAGCGCACCGGCATAGTCACCGGCGTCAACGCGCCACAGCATCACGTACATCAGCACGTCGTCCTGCTGCGCGCCGTCCGCGCTCAGCACGCCCTCAGCCCAGGCGGCGTACTTCGGCAGCACCTCCACCTTGATTTCGGCCTTTCGGACGTTGGACTGAATGCCCTTGAGGCGGCGGCGGTCTTCGTTCAGCTGCAGCAGCATCAGGTCATAGCCCTTTGTGCTGCGGCCACTGCCGCCCGACCGGGCGGCCTCCTGTGCCTGAATAAAGCGCGTATGCGCGCGGAAAGGGTTGGTCACGGGTTACGCTCCGGCTTCGTTTTCGCCACCGGCTTCACCGGTCGGCACGGCGTCAGCGTTACCTGCGCCGCTCATGGACTTCACCACGCTGGCCGCCACGGCGGCGATGCGTGCGATTTCCGCTTCGCTCATTTCGCCCGGCTCTTTCTCCGGCTCCTGCTCCAGCAGCTCGATGTTTTCCACCAGGCAGGTGCAGTCGTAGTCCTCAACCACGTAAGCCTCGTTGACCGACTCAAGGTTTTCGATGCGGTCACGTTTCGGGTTGTCGATGATCGAGCGGCGGCGGGTTTCTTCCTGCCAGTAGATGGACAGGTTATCCAGGCGGGTGATCAGCAGTGCATTCGCCGGGAAGTACGGGGCGCGGACCGCCTGCAGGCCGCCGATGCGCTTCTGGCTGATGATCAGATCAGCGGCCAGCGCTTCGGTGTTGGGCTGGCTCTGATTGACCAGCGGGAAATACTTGTCAGCCAGCAGCTGGCGTCCGCAGATCACCACCAGTTCGGTGTCGTCCTGATACTGCACGCCGATTTTTTCCGACACCGCGCCCATCACAACCGCGTCCAGGTTACGGAACAGGCCGTTTTTACCCACGGTGATTTTTTCCGACACCACCTTGCCGTCTTCACCGATGTGCTGACCCAGCACCTGCGCCGGTTTTTCCTGGCGGATTTTTTCCAGCCAGCCGATATTCACGTCCTGCAGCAGCGGGTTCTGCACGCGGTTGGAGGTTTTCTCACGCTTCAGGCCGTTGAAGCCGATCATGATGCGGTCCAGCGCCTGACGCTTCACGATGGCGTCACGGATGCGCACCTGGAAATCGCTGAACTTCGCCCACATGTCCAGCTTTGAATAAGGCAGCGCCGTGTCAAAGTTGGTCTGCGTGCATTTGTAGCCATCGCCGTCAATGTAGGTCGGATCGGTCGGCTCGCGCTCTTTCTGGGTGGTATCGGTGGTGCCTGCAATGGTGGTGCCGATCCCCAGCCCCAGCCGTTCGCCGCTCTGCTCACTGACCGGCATGATGTTGATGGCCTGCAGGAACGCGGACGACTCCTGAATTTTGCTTTCCAGCGTCTGCGACACGGACGGCTCAATGGTGAATTTGCTGTTCAGCGCGGACAGCTCAATCTTGTTGATTTCTGCCAGCACCGACATGTAAGCATTCAGCTTAAAACGGGTAGTATTTTTCATCGCTTCGCTTTCTCTGTTCGTTAAAAAGGTTTGCCGCCGCTGTATCAGCAGTCGGTGCGCACTTCGCCGCCGCTGCCGTTACCCTGCGTGCGCGGGCGGACCTGCTGGCGGCCATCTTCCCGGCTCAGCTGCTGCTGCAGTTCGGTGAAGTCCGCCTGCAGCTGTTCGCGCTTCAGCACTTCCTCACCCAGCGCACTGCTGAAATGCGATTTCAGGCTGTCGGCCTGTTCGCTCAGTGCCGTTTCAATGCGCGCGCTCAGGTCCTGCTGCTCGGTGGCAATCAGCTCAACCGCCTGATGCACGTCGCTGAAGCGCGCCGCGTCGGTCTGCTGCTGCCTGCTGAACATCGCTTTGATGCGGGTAAACAGGGCGGGCTTTTCGTCGGCCACGTCCTCAAACTCGATCAGGGTTTCTTCAGCGGCAGAGAAAACGTTGTCAGGATGCTGCTTGCGGTTTGCCAGCGGGTTCGCCCCGGCGCTGGCGCTGAACTGCAGCATTTCCGTGCCGAGGCTGGCCGGATCGTCGGTAACGGCCAGGCCAATCAGATAGGCCGCACCGGTGTCCGCGAATTCCGGACGGATTTCCATAGAGGTAAAGATTTTCTGCATGGTGCCGGTCAGCGTGACCAGCTCGTCAGTCGGGTTGATCAGGGCATACAGGCCCAGCTTGCCCTTAAGCGGGCCGTCGCTGATTTCTTCAGCGTCCAGCGCTTCCACTACGCCAAAGCGACGAAACGGACTGTCTGGCGTGTAGCCCTTGATGTGCTCCATGTTGATCACGGCGGTGTACAGCTCAGGGCTGTAATTTGCCGCCATCTGTTCAAGCCAGCTGCGCTCGATGGTGCGCCCGTCCGTGGTGGCACCTTCCACCCCAATACGAAAACGCTTTGCTTTCTTTGCCATTGTCCAGGCTCCGGTCAGTAAAACTCTGTGAGGCTCTATGGTTGCGGCGGCAGGGGTATCGAAACAACGCGCGGACGTTGTGCGGGAAACCACACAATGAGGGATGGCGGAAAAGGAAGCGGCGGGGCCGTATTTTGGCTGCATGAACATGACACCCGCCCCCGACGACCTCGATCCCCGCAGGCAGGCTTTACTGCTGTACTTTCAGGGATACCGCATCGCCCGCATTGCTGAAATGCTGGGAGAGAAACCCGCAACCGTTCACAGCTGGAAGAAGCGCGACAGGTGGGGCGACTATGGCCCGCTGGATCAGATGCAGCTGACCACCGCCGCACGCTATTGCCAGCTCATCATGAAGGAGCAGAAAGAAGGGAAAGACTTTAAGGAAATCGACCTGCTGGCGCGTCAGTCTGAGCGCCATGCCCGGATCGGTAAGTTCAGCAACGGCGGCAATGAAGCGGACCTGAACCCGAACGTGGAGAACCGCAATAAAGGCCCGCGTAAGCCACCTGAAAAAAACCTGTTCAGCGACGAGCAGATTGAGAAGCTGCAGGAGGTTTTCCACGGCTCGATGTTCGGCTATCAGCGCCAGTGGTGGGAAGCCGGGAATAAGTACTCAGTCCGCAACCTGCTGAAGTCGCGCCAGATTGGGGCCACCTTCTTTTTTGCCCGCGAGGCGCTGATCGATGCGCTGACCACCGGGCGCAATCAGATTTTCCTGTCAGCCAGTAAGGCGCAGGCGCACGTCTTCAAGCAGTACATTATTGAGTTTGCCCGCGAGGTGGACGTAGACCTGAAGGGCGACCCGATGACGCTCAGCAACGGCGCGTGCCTGTACTTCTTAGGCACCAACGCCCGCACCGCGCAGAGCTACCACGGCAACCTGTACCTGGATGAATATTTCTGGATACCCAAGTTTCAGGAACTGCAGAAAGTGGCGTCCGGCATGGCGCTGCACAAGAAGTGGCGCGAAACCTACTTTTCAACGCCGTCCAGCCTGACGCACAGCGCTTATCCGTTCTGGTCCGGCGCGCAGTTCAACAAGGGCCGGGCCAAAGCTGACCGGGTTGATATCGATCTCAGTCATCAGTCACTGGCCGCCGGTCGCCTCTGCGAAGACGGCCAGTTTCGCCAGATTGTCACGGTTGAAGATGCTGTGCGCGGCGGCTGTGACCTGTTTGACCTGGAGCAGCTGCGCACGCGCTATAGCCCGGAGGACTATCAGAACCTGCTGATGTGCGTCTTCATGGACGATCTGGCGTCGGTGTTCCAGCTGGCCATGCTGCAGAAATGCATGGTGGACAGCTGGGAAGTATGGACCGACTTTGAAGCGCTTGCGCTGCGCCCGTTCGGCTGGAAAGAGGTCTGGATCGGTTATGACCCGGCGAAGGGCACGCAGAACGGCGACAGCGCCGGATGCGTGGTCATGGCACCGCCTGCCGTTCCGGGCGGTAAGTTCCGCATCCTTGAACGCCACCAGTGGCGCGGGATGGACTTCCGGGCGCAGGCTGACGCCATCAGGACGCTGACGCAGCAGTATAACGTCACCTATATCGGCATCGACTCCACCGGCGTCGGGCTGGGCGTGTATGAGAACGTCAAAGCCTTCTTCCCGCAGGTGAAGGAGTTTGTCTATAACCCAAACGTTAAGAACGCCCTGGTGCTGAAGGCTTACGACACCATCGCCAGCGGGCGGCTGGAGTTTGACGCCAGCCACCTCGACATCGCGCAGTCATTCATGTCTATCCGCAAGGCCACCACGGCCAGCGGCAACCGTCCGACCTATGAAACCAGCCGCAGCGAGGAAGTCAGCCACGGCGATTTAGCCTGGGCGACCATGCACGCGCTGGCAAACGAGCCGCTGCAGGGACAGGCGGCACACACGCAGAACATTGTGGAGATTTATTAATGAGCAAACGCAGGAACCGCACCCGCACGCAGCCGGATTACATGACCAGCGGGGCAGCGTCTGAGGCGTTTACCTTTGGCGACCCGATCCCGGTGCTGGACCGCCGCGAACTGCTGGACTACGTGGAGTGCGTTATCAATGATCGCTGGTATGAACCACCCGTAAGCGTTGACGGGCTGGCGCGCACGTTCCGCGCCGCCGTTCACCACAGCTCACCCATCAGCGTAAAATGCAATATTCTGGCGAGTACCTTTATCCCGCATCCGCTGCTAAGTCAGCAGGCGTTCAGCCGCTTTGCGCTGGATTACCTGATTTTCGGCAATGCCTACTTAGAGAAGCGGACCAGCCGCCTTGGTAACGTGCTGAAGCTGGAGCCGTCGCTGGCGAAGTTCACCCGGCGCGGTCTGGACCTCGATACCTACTGGTATGCGCATTACGGCATCAGCACAGAGCCTTATGAGTTTGCGAAGGGCAGCGTCTTCCACCTGATGGAGCCGGACATCAATCAGGAGATTTACGGCCTGCCGGGCTACCTGTCGGCTATCCCGTCGGCGCTGCTGAATGAGTCGGCCACGCTGTTCCGCCGCAAGTATTACCTTAACGGCAGCCATGCGGGTTTCATCATGTACATGACCGACCCGGCGCAGAGCCAGCAGGACGTGGACAATATCCGCGGTGCCATGAAGAGCGCGAAGGGTCCTGGCAACTTCCGCAACCTGTTTATGTACAGTCCGAACGGGAAAAAGGACGGCATCCAGATCATCCCGCTGTCAGAAGTGGCGGCGAAAGATGAGTTTCTGAATATCAAGAATGTGAGCCGTGACGACATGCTGGCCGTGCATCGCGTTCCACCGCAGCTGATGGGGATTATCCCCAATAACACGGGCGGGTTCGGTGATGTGGAAAAGGCCAGCAAGGTGTTTGTGCGTAATGAATTAATTCCCCTGCAAGAACGAATGAAAGAATTAAATTTTTGGTTAAATGAAGATGTTGTGAAATTTAAAAGTTACTCCTTAGACTTTGAATGAGATGATACCGCCTTAAAAAGGCGGTATCATTCACAAGATTAATTAAGGTGACCTAAAAAATCACTGTATTCTTAGGTGGATTCTATCTTTCTCAAGTGGAGTTGCAGTTTCTTGGAATCTCGTAAACTTCATATCAAGCTGTTCTGAGAAGTTCAACATGGCGGTATTATAAAAACTTCTTAATATAAAATCCATAAATAAGAAGGGCGAAATTGGTGAGCAAACTGGTATTCTACAGTTCTTATACTGACCAAGAGTGAAGTGACTCTTTGGGTGAATAAGATCTTCATAAACGCCTTCAGTACAATCAAAATCAAAACGAACAGGCACAGGCAGTATTCTTCTATCAATGACTTCAGCATACATATGATCTTCCATATATACTTCAGCCTCATTCTGAAAACTTTCAAATGAAGGAGAGGGGAAGTATGCTAATCTATGCTTTCTTATTTCGTCACCTTCATATCTGTACAGTAGTTGAACCAGCCCACCATCAGGAAATTTAAAGTTATAAAATTTCTCTTCGTGCAAAGCATTATAAAGTTCTTCATAACACATATTTTTCAAGGCTATTGAAATGTCCTTTACCCCTGAGATTCCTATATCTGTAAACCCGTTAGCAGTTGTTATCGAAGGCGGGTTCTCCTTCTCGGATATGCCTATGGCTATAACTTTAGAAGTAAGCATGACTATTTCTTGCATAACTTGTTTAGATGTTAGCATTACCTTAATCCTTGTTATAAGCCCAGGGCTTTCCTTAACTTATCTAACAACTCTGGTGATAGATCCTCTTTATGTATTTCACCAGCAAGTAAATCACTTGCAACTTCATCTAACTGATGACTTCTCTTGCTAATTTTATTTTTCTCTTGAGTTGTCATGTCACGGTTTACAACTCTCAAATACTTACGTTCTTCATCAGTAGGATATGTGAATGATAAAGTGAAATCATTGTCCTTCACTTGTTCAAATTCATTTTTTATTGAGTCCATTAAAGGACCAATTCCAAAAACTCTTAGCCATGCTTTTGTTCTTGTCATTGCAGTAAATAAAATATTTCTTTTTGTTCCAAGTCCACTGCCTTCTGCGCAAGTTTGAGCATTTATGACATAAACCATTGCAGCTTCATTCCCTTTTGCTCGGTAGATTGAAGTAAACATAACACAGTTATCTTCATAGAATTCATCAGGGGAACCACTTATTCCGGCAAGAGTAGAAAATATGTTTCTTTTATATAGAAGCTCTCTAGCTTTAGCTACAGCCGTTCTAGTATTGAGTGGGTTGCTATGAATAACCATAATGTCATCAGGTTTTAGTTCATCTTCCTTAATATTTTTCTCAATGGCATCAACTAAAGCTTCTACCTGTGCAGTATCGTTTTCAAATGTATGAAACTGAATGACATCCTCTATAGGAGAATGTGATTCTAAAAACTCAGGACTTGCATCTCTTTTCCTACCTAAAGTTACGCTTTGCCCTTCTTTTAATTCACCATCTAAAACTTCATAACCTATATCTTCCCAAAGTGGAGCATAGTCAAACATTTGCACAAGTTGTCTTGCATAGCGCTGACCATGAATAGGATCAAAATCGACCCCTATTTCTCTGTAAATCCCAAAACCTAAAGCATGAGCTGACACTAACACTGGGCGAGGGTTTCTATAACATTTATCTAAAATAATATCTCTTTGCGGTTGCCCTGGGTCTGAAGCTAAGCTTACAAGCGGTTTTCCATTACTATTTTCACCCCAAATCACTTCAGCTGATGGCATTGAAGATTCAGTAAGTGTTTGTAATTCGTCATATGCATAAACCAGCCTTTTATTATCATCGAGTAATAAATAGCATAATTTTAAAAACTCGATAGAAAAATCTTGTGCTTCATCGACAAGCATAAAATCATAAGACGGAATTATCTGTTCGGCATTTTTTAAAAACTCACTGCAGACATACTGAAATGCTTTGTTGGCCCCTACTTGGTCTTTGGCTGTACCAAAATCGTAATATTCGACATTGTTATTAATGCATGCATTGTAATAAACGCCCTCGCTTTTTGAGCTTCCCCAAGCATGAATTATCTTTATTTTACTCCAATCAGGGATATCCCCTGTTTGTTCAAAAACGAAGCTTGTTATTAATCTCTTAAATTGTTCTTTTAATGATCGTGAATTAAAGGTTACAGCAATATTCCAGCTTTTATTTTTAGCATGTAGATATGCAATCTTTCTTGCGAGAACGATTGTTTTACCAGAGCCTGCAAGGCCTCTTATTCTTTGAACACCGTTAACTGTCTCCAGAACCGCTTTACTTTGCTGGTTATCAAGGTTTGTGATTGATTGATCTAGCTTAATAAGAATTGCGCCTTTAGAGTCGCTTTTTTGAACGTAATCCCTGTTTTTTGAAACCTTTACTTTTGATACCGCTTGAATTACAGAAACGACGTTGGGATACAGTTCAGGATGTTTCCACGATGATTCTGCAATTAATTCAGATAGTTGATGTTTGTCATTTATTATAAGGTATCCGTCAGTAGCATTGTAAGTTGACGAATTAACAACAGGTGCAAACGTTACTATAGTAATATCAACTAAAAGATCGCGTCTTAAAGTCAGTTCTTTAAACTGCTTGAGTTTTGCTTCAAGCATATTATGACATTCATCTTGAATGGATTCATAATCTTCTGGAAGGCTAGCGCCTTCAATTAAATTGAAAGCAATAATTCCATTACTTTTAGAAATCATTAGAGCATCAATCTCATACGCTCCGTCAACCGTACCTATTATTGGGTAACCAATATATAAAGTCCCTTCTGCGTCAGTATTTTCACTTATCCAATCTTTAAGAGTTTGAGAAGTGACCGGTTTGTCAGAAGCTCCATTGATGATGTTAATCATGATCGTCTCTTTTTAGATGTTTTCAAGAATCATATCGTCTAAACGACTAACCCGCTAGTAGCGTGTTACAGCCAGCGCGCGCTCGTAGCCCCGCCACGCCTGCCCGCTTTATGAAGCAGTTTTCATGCACCTGCATGACATAAACAAAAGCCCGCCAGTTCTGGCGGGCCAAAGGGTAAACGATCCTTTTGGGATCATGCGGATTCATGCAGCATAGACATGCACTCACCTGCAAAGAGTCAGAACAGGGGCAGGTTGTTATCTGGCTCAGTGATTTTCGGATCGACCGTAACAGGATTTTTTAGCGCCTGCAGATAAAGCAGACCCTGCGAAAGAGAGACTGGAGCAGAAATCTCAAGCCAGAAAACACCATCATAAGTCCGGCCTAACCAGAAGCCGCCGCCGTTCTCTTTTGGCCGCTGAAAGAAAACTAATCCGCCAGGCGCATAATCAGTCAGGCTTTCGCCTCGGTAAACTACCTGGTAATTCGAATCGCTTCCGGCCATAGCCTAACGCCTCGTGGTACTCGTTGTTCAACCTTGCCAGTGCCAAAAATAAATTTTGTCACCAGCAACGTTATCAATATGCCTGGTTGCGGACTCACGCTACTCCGCAGCGTAAAAAATCTCATCGTCGGGGACTTTTTCGCAGCTCGAATGCGCTAACTCAGCGATGATACTCATCGCCAATTTCATGTCAGATTGCTTGCAATTTGCTATAAGCGACACCTCAGCAATGAACTGAACGCAAGCCATCTTACGGTTTATCGGTGCCAAATCTTGAGTGTCCATCTAACCCTCCCTTTACTCTAAAGACTGTATAACCATACAGTAGTTGATGCGTTACGAAATGTGAAATGTTTTTTCCTTCAATCGGTCCTAATCTGAAAATGAAAACTGCGATTTTCAGTGATTCCAAACTATTATTTTGATTGGATAAAGCGTTTACTACCTGCCGTTAGCGGCTTCGCTTATGCCAGCTTTATTAGTTCAGATCCATTGACGCCACTTATCGTCTTCCTGCAGCCGCCCGTTCCGGTAAAAAATTCTCATACCCGCGCCTGAATTGAGACTGCCACCGGCCAGAAGCAGGTTTATTTCCATTTCCTCACCTGTAAATCCTCTTACCTGCAACTCAGCTACCAGAAGCGCCCGCTGATCGTCATCAATTTGCTGCTTGTAACCCTTTTTCTGACGCGGTTTCACTACCCGAAGACGCGCCAGCAGTTCCCGGCGTTGCTTTCTGGTCATATTGTCGAAATCTGCCGGACCATAAAGAGGCGCTTCACCCGGTGCTATAGGTTCAACAGATACCGGACTGCCCCATGAAATGTTCAGTTTTTCATCAGGGGGACAGTTATTGCCACGAGTCCAAGGGGCGCGAGCGCCCTGGTCGGCTTTCGCCTCCTGAACGTCAACGGCCTTACGAACCATCTTCCACTTCGTGGCGTGCGTGCAGATGCGGCCAGCCACTAACGGGGACCAGATGCCATAAATTCGGGTGCCGTGATCGCCGTAAGGGGTTGGCTCGTCGTTAAGCTCGTAGGCTGTTCTGACGATGTGATGTTTACGCGGAACCAAGACGCCGCCCTGCTTCATGATGTAGGTAGCAAAGCAGCCCACATCTGCAGCGGCCAGCACCGCGTCCAACTGCGCGTTTTCAAGCAGCGGCGCACCGGCCTTTTTATCGCCCTGATTCCTCAGCGCCTGACCGGCAAGCAGGCGCAGTTCCCGGTAAGCCTGGCGGCCCGGAATACCAAAGAAACGGAACTGCTGAACGCGATGAAGTGACGCCCACGCCCCAACGTTCTCTGCGCTGTCACGCAGGGATTTACCGGTTTCCGCACTGATTTCATCCGACAGGCCACGACCATCGATATTCTTACTCACGTACTTAGCGATATAACTGGTCGGTGAACCTTTACGCGGGTTGATCAGCTCAGCCTTGAAACGCGGCCCGGTATTGCTGCCCAGCTCTTCACGGTCTTCACGGATGGCGAATTTACGCAGCAGCGCAGTGATTGAACGGCGTTCCTTTTTGCGCATGAAGCACAGCAGGTGCCAGTGCACGGTGCCGTCGTGATGCGGCTCAGCAACGCGCACGCCATACCAGCGCATACCGGTTTTATGCATGGCCTTGCGGAAGGCGGCAAACGTATCGACCAGATAATCACTGCTCTGGCGCACGGTGGCCGTGGTCCACTTCGGGTTTGGCCTGCCGTTGTTAAGTGTGGCGTGAAAGCGCGACGGGCAGGTGATGGTGTAGAACACGGCACAGTCGCCACGCATTTCAGCAATAAGCTCCAGCCCCTTAACGCAGGCCATCATTTCATTGCGGCGGTGTGCCGGATTGCTGCTGCTGGCATTCACCACATCTTCCATATCCAGCGTGTCGCCGTCTGAACTGACCAGCTCATGCGAACGGAAGAACTCCAGAGATTTACGGCGCTGTTCACGCTTATGGATCACGGCTTCATAGCTGACGTAGGGTGACGCTTTTTTATTAACCAGGCAGACAGCACGCAGCTGCTCTTCCCGCCATTCGCAGCGCAGCTGCCACAGCTTGCGATACCACCAGTCCGCACAGAGCATACGGGCCAGCGATGGCGGGATCAGATCATAGGGAACGGGCTTGCGGCGGCGCTTTTTGCGGCGCAGGTGTTCAAAGGCGGGCGGGATCACATCAAGCCGCATCGCTTCCGCTGCGACCATTTCCCAAGCCTGACGAACCTGCTCAGGCTTGACATCATCACTGACGAAAAGATGGCCGCTGGCGCTATCAAGGCACATGCTCATGTGCGCAGCGACCAGCGTTGAAAGCCGCTTGACCTGATTCTGGTTCATTTCTGGCAACGCCAGCAGGCCGTCCAGCCCGTCGTGACCGGCCATAAAACGGAAAGAGGAAGAAATCTGGCTTTCTCGCACGCGGGCCAGTCTTTCGAGGCAGGGGCGGATGGTTTCGCGCAGGTAGCGGGAATAAGCCTGCGGCCGTCCAAGGTTATGGAAAAAATTAATCCTTTCCATAAGTGGCTTGCTGATGTGTGCAGGCTGGGCGCTGACATCTGCCACGATAACCAGATCGGGATTAAAACGCTGCTGTTCGCGGGCCATTTTGGCACCGCTGATAATTCTGTCCTGCACAATTTCACGCTGGACCGGATCGCGGGACTCATTGAAAAAGTAGCGTTCCCAAACCTCATCACGCATTGCCTCACGGCGCAGCTGCTCCTGCTCGTTATCCGCAGCGTAAAGACTGATCAGGTTTGAAAGCGCGGACACCGGCGCAACTTCCGCCGGGTCCAGCTGTGGATTGATTGCCTTTTTAGGCGCGTTCCACGGGTATGCGTACTCCTGAATCATTGAGTCGCCTGTACTTCTGCAGACCAGTCAGCGCCTGCAGCCGGATCGAAACCAGACCACACAGGCCCGGCAGCAGGATAGCGCACGGCGATGATTTCAGATGCGCGCTTGCTCTTACCGGCGGCAACGCCAACTGAGCGGGCTACGCTTATTTTGGTGATGTCAAAAGCGCGCAGGATGCTGCGCGCGTAGAGGGTATCGCTGTTTGAAACTACGACCGGGCAGCACTCTGACGCGCCCAGCAACATGCTGACCAGATCGTGATGCTCATCCTTTCCAAATCCGGCAGTGTGGTAGCCCGAGAAAGTACCGTCATAAGGCGGATCGCAGTACACAACATCTCCGGTTTTAACGAGGCGCAGTGTTTCGCGGAAGTCGGCACAGATGAATGTTGCGCGCTGCGCCTTCGCCGCAAAAGCCTCGATCTCAGCCAGCGGAAAATACGGCTTTGAGTAATTGCCGAAAGGTATATTGAACTCACCGCGGCGATTGTAGCGGCAAATGCCACGATAGCCGTGACGGTTCAGATAGAGAAAGTGTGCGGCACGCTCCAGCAGAGGCAGCGCAGGGTTATGATTGAACGTCTCACGGACAGCGTAATAACTTTCTCCGGTGGTGTTCTGATTGAACAAGCTGGCCGCCGCGATGATAAACGGGCGGGTGTGATCTTTAATCTGGCGATAGAGGTTGATGAGGTCGGGGTTAATATCCGCAACCAGATAAGCCCGATAGTCAGTGTTCATCATAACGGCGCAGGAACCGGCAAAGGGTTCGACCAGGCGATCACCTTCTGGCAAATGCGCCAACAGCTCCGGCATTACGCGGGACTTATTGCCCGCCCACTTCAGGATGGTGCTCATAACGTGGCCCCTTTGTAATGCGCGCTTTTAAGCTCACTGACTTCTTTGCAGGTCACGCAGAGGGAAACACCGGGCAATGCGCGCCGGCGCTTTTCCGGGATTTCTTCGCCGCATGACAGGCAGAAAAACTCACTCGCCCCTGCGGGGCGGTGAGTGGCGTTTGTCAGATTGCGCGCCAGCTCTTCCTGTACGCGCTGCTGTACTAAATCCATTGAGTCGGCCATTAGTGCAGCTCCCGCGCCTGGTTCTCATAGCGCTCGGCCTCTCTGTCCAGCAGTTCGATAATTTCCGCTGCGGACATTTCCTTTTTGCGGGCATGTATTGCTAGTGCGGCAATATGGATAGACACGGCCAGCGCATCATCACTACGCTGCTCTTTTTTGGCCTTGCTAAGCATCGCGTTCAGCGCGTCTTCATCAGCTTTAAAATTACGGGTCTGGATATTTCGCATTTCTCTTTCTCCTGAATTCGGGCAAACGAATGCCCGGCGGGTTTACGCCATTTAATTTCGTTGGGTTAATTAATTAGGCAGAGCCATTCGCTTCGGAAATAAACTCACGACTGCTTTTAAATGATTCATTGCACGGATAAGCGCCTTTCTTTCATCAGTAGTCAGTTCACTAAATTCAGCTTCGTGCCTGTCTTTACCGATGTTAGCCAGGAACATGATTGCGCTCAGCGCGCGCTTGTTGTCCTGATAATTACGATCTTCAACATCGCGCATATCAGAGAAAAAACGAGCCATATCTTTTTCACAGTCTCCGCCCATCAGCTGCGCGCGGATTAAGGCAACGTGATTCAGCGCCGAAACCCTTTGGCCGGCAGTAAGTTCGACCAGCATTGAATCGCCCTCGATAGCCATGCTTTACCTCTTTGCTCTTTTACCTGTACCTGCTGGCTCAGTACCGGATGCCAGCGCTTGCCGTTCTCGCCCATAATCCAGCCATGCCCGTATGACATTGACGGACTCTGATGCTTGAGGCGTGCCGCAAATGAAATCATCGTGCGCCCTCAGCTGATGCCAATCGAAGCACCCAGTCCGCTGATAGCGTCAACGGTTGAGGCTAAAGTCGGGTTAGAGTGAACGCGATTCTGCACGGCCAGCGCGGCCAGCATCATGCAGCGGATCCCGGTATTGGCAGCTTCCAGAATGCCGCGGCGGCAGGTTGCCGTAATACGCTCCGGGTTCGCGGCGTTAGCGGCCATATGCCCGACTTCGGCGGTCGCCTTCAGCACGTACGTCGGAAACTTCTCTTTTGCCAGCTCGTTAACCGGCACGCACGGCAGACATTGCAGCTGCGCCAGCATGCCGTCCATCAGCGTGGCGTCTTCGGTCAGATCGGTAAGCAACAGCACTTCAGGAACGGTCAGCTGATGCATTTGATCCGGGTTCAGCTTGTTGCGCAGAGTCTGCACTTTCATACCCGCCCGCTGCGCCAGATCCGTCATGTTGTGCGTTAGCGCAAACTTGCGGCAGGCGTCGTCATATTCGTTATGGGTGGAAGTCTTAAAATCAAACATGGTCATTCCTTTGCTCAACTTAAATAATTAAGTTGTTACGCAGCTACGTATCTGCAATTGACACCTTGAGCGAGCAAACGCGCGCGGAAGGCAACCATGTTGATCCGGGCAGCCCCACCATCTTTTTTGCGTGGCATAACAAGGAGATCGCCATCTGCAACCATCTGTTTTACGGTGCGAAGGCTGTAACCATAGGCCTGCGCAAACTGTTCATAGGTCATCAGATCGGGGCCGCTTGGTATTGTAATTTGCGGGGTCATAAGAGATTATCTCCGGTTGTAGTGATTCTAGTGCATTGGCGTGCATTTTGTTTTGGTTTTGGGAATCCTACTTCTCTTTTTGCTAACTGTAAACCACCCAATTGAAAATTTTAGGGGTTCTCATGCCTATGGAATCGAACAACGCAAAGGAAGTTTTAGAAAGAATCCTTTCATCTTATGGAGTTAGCTCAAGGCAAGAGTACTCTGAGCGGTTGAGCGTACCGCTTGGAACGATTGGGAACTGGGTCAGTCGTGGCAGCGTTCCAGGCGATTACATAATCAGGTGCGCACTGGATACAGGGGCAGATTTAGACTGGTTAGTGAATGGTAAACTTAAAAATGTAAGTTCGCAGCCTCGAACGCATCAGCTTAAGGGGCAGGCACTGCTTGAGCATATGGCCGCTAATGGAGGAAAAACCGTACTGCAGCGCATATTGCATGCATATGGTTTTACCATGCAGAAAGAACTAGGTGATTTGCTCGGCATACCTTCGGGCACAATGAGCGCATGGGTTCGCCGTGAATATTTTCCTGGGGATGTCGTTATAGCTTGTGCCTTGGACACAGGCGCTTCCCTTATGTGGTTATCGACTGGTTTACAAGATGAAGTGCCAGTCGAAAGCCCACAGGATTTTCAGCCTGATGGGATACCTAAGTTTAAGCTAATTGGCGGAAACCTTGAGAAACAACCCGATATTAAATTAGATTTGGCTTTGCTGGGCTTATCAATGAAAAAGCCGGTATATGTAGAAAGGGGCACTGTTTCTTGGATTATTGAAGAAGACTCTCAAACAGTTGGCAATGGAGACTGGCTCTTAGATATAGACGGGAATAAAGATGTTTATAGCGTTTCACGCTTACCCGGAAATAGACTGAAGGTTGTTAATAATTCATCATCATTTGAGTGCTCAGTTAGTGATGTGACGTCAATAGGCATGGTTATTTTAACGCTTACTAAAAATATATAGGTTTTCTATGGCCCATTTAATTCTGACATTACTATCTTTTATCTTCGGCGCGGTAGCTACGCATTACAGGCTCAAAACTGTAGGCTCAAAAGGCTTTATGGCTTTTATAACCTTATGCTTCGGGACTGCAATTTTCACAGTGATCATGCTTGTAACCTTTTTTGCCCCTATGTTTATTTCTTATATATACGCTGCTTTAGTTATCTTTTTTACATTCGGGATTATCTCCGATTATCAAAAGCGATTAGCTAAATAATTATGGCAATAAAAAAGTTACCCACTGGTGAGTGGCTTGCTGACTTCTACTTGAACGGGCGGGGCAGTCGTCGTATTCGCAAAACCTTTGTAACTAAGGGAGAGGCAGTAGCTTTTGAGGATTACACCCGCTCTGAGGCAGAAAATAAACCGTGGATTAAAGAAAAAGAGGACCGTCGTAAGCTAAGCGAGCTTATAGAGCTTTGGGATTCTCTCCACGGACAATCACTTAAAGCAGTTAAATCTCGCAAAGCTAAGCTGGAAATCGTATGCAAGGGCTTAGGAGATCCGATAGCTTCTCAGCTTACCGCGAAAGATTGGGCGCATTACCGCGATCAGCGCTTAAAGGGTAAAATTTCTAATGGCTATCACGACGATGAATCTAAGTGGAAAGTAAAGCCCATTACTGTCAACAGAGAGCAAAACTATCTGTCGGCGGTATTCAATGAACTAAAGCGGCTTGGGGAATGGAATTTGCCCAATCCCCTCGATGGTGTCAGAACGTTTCGGGAAGATGAAAAGGAAATGTCCTGGCTGACCTTGAGGCAGATCACCGAGCTGCTGGACGGCTGCGAGCGCTACGGCAAGCCTGATTTAACTATGATATGCAAAGTTTGCCTGGCTACCGGCGCGCGCTGGACTGAAGCTGAAACCTTGGCCCGCTCTCAGCTCTCACCTAACAAACTGTCATTCTTCAAAACTAAAGGCGGGAAAAACCGAACGGTTCCGATCCCGCAGTGGCTTTATGATGAGCTGAAGGAACGGCAGGGCAGGATGTTTAAGCCATGCTATCAGGACTTCAAGAAGATGCTGGCTACCACAACAATTCAGCTTATAGAGGGTCAGAAAACCCACGTTCTGCGCCACACGTTTGCCAGCCACTTTATGATGAATGGGGGAAATATTCTGGTGCTGCAAAGAATACTCGGTCACGCGAACATCCGTGAAACCATGAAGTATGCCCACTTTGCTCCTGACCATTTAGAAGAAGCGGCAGCGCTTAACCCTCTGGCCAGTTTGGTGTCCACAAACTGACTACCCAGCATGAACGCCGCCGCATTTGGTTGCACCAGATATAGGCATAACTAACTGTTTTATAAATAAAATGCTTATGGATCAATGATGTCGTGAAAAAGCGTCTTAACTAAGGTATCGCTAACGCGACATCTAAAAGTTAATAGCAAACAAGGGGTTGGCGTGATGCCAGCCCCTTTTTTTATCTTAATGCCCAACCAAAGATGATAATTCGTCGGCATCCGGTCGCGGAAAATGGTAAATCGCCGTATTCACCGCGCCGCTCTCCAGCACAATCAACCCGTAGCGGCAGCCAATAAACTCACCACCACATTTCTCTGCCACTGCCCGACTGGCCAGATTTTCCTCTGCCGCCAGGATCTCTATACCGCGCGTTTCAGGTCGAGAAAACCCCAGCGTCAGCAAAGCCTTCACGGCCTGGCTGGCGATCCCCTGACGTTGTGCGTCGCTGCGTACCCAGTAGCCTAAAGCGCTGAAATCGCCGGGATGACGGGCGAATCGGATACCGGCCCCTCCGAGCAGGCGATCGTGTTGATCAACGATGGCAAATTCCTCCGCCTGTGCCTTAATTCGTTGCCAGTGGGTGAAGCGGATCCAGCTTTCCGCTTCGTGCGGCTGATAATTCGGGTGTGCCCAGGCCATCCACGGCATCAGGCTTTCCAGCGAGGCGTTAACCGCCTGGGTGAATGCGTCTATGTCATTGAGGGTAAAAGGGCGCAGCTTAATGTTTGCAGCAGTCTGTGGCAT